AATTCATATAAGGGTTGTCAGGTAATAAACTGTCCAGATGATGCACGCGCGCCGGGCGCTGCTTTACTGGAGACAGGCCATGACGGTATCAACCGTAGTTGACCATAACGATTACACCGGTAACGGTGTTACCACATCATTCCCGTACACTTTCCGTATTTTTAAGAAGACAGATCTGACTGTTTCAGTTATCGATCTAAGCGAAAACATCACAGTACTGGTGCTGGACACTGATTACACCGTTACAAACGCAGTTGGCTTTAACGGCGGAAGTGTGGTGCTCACAACACCGCTGGCGAGCGGTTGGCAAATATCCATTGCCCGTGAGCTGGAGCCGACACAGGAAACAGACCTACGTAACCAGGGTAAATTCTTCGCAGAGGTGCATGAGGATGCTTTCGATAAGCTAACGATGCTTATCCAGCAGGCATATAGCATGTTCCGTTTAGCGCTACGTAAGCCGTCAAGTATTGCGAACTGGTATGATGCGATGGGCAACTATATCCGCAATTTACGCGATCCCCGTGACCCTCAGGATGCCGCTACCAAAAATTATGTAGATAGTGTCGCCACTACTAATCTGAGCCACACGCTGAGAACACCAGAAGCAATACCTGTGCTACCAGCGGTTGAGCAGCGAAAAAATAAAATAGTGGCCATGAATGATAGTGGCGATCCTATTATGGTGCTTCCTGAGTCTGGCTCTGCCGCTGATGTGCTTATTGAACTTGCCAAACCTACCGGCGCCAGCAGGATAGGATATAACGGGTCGACGGTTGCTGACGAACTGGATAAATCAAATGAAGTCTATAAAGTGTATGTGGGAGAAAAAACAAACAGCAGCAAGCCAATAGAATATTCAGGAGAATCTCACTACAGGCCTGTGATTGCTGAAGGAACGCAACTAGGAAATTACGTCTTTGAATCTCCTGTCATAGTTGATTTTAAGTCTGTATCCGATTCACGACCTCCGTCCGCAGGTGTTATGTTTAAAATGGGGGGAGGGGGACTTACTGGATTCGCTAATTTCTCCCAGGATAACTATCAACTAAAAAATGTAACTGTGATTGGCGGCACGCCAGAAATTGTCTCGTTCGAGCAGTTTACGGGTATGACAGCCGTTATAGACAACCTCCGGGTTATCAATAACGGCTCGCCAGATAAAAGTGCTATAAACTTTAAAAGTCAGAACTGGTGGCCTACAGTCTCCAACAACATCTTTAAGGACTATACAGACAAGAAAGGAAATTTCTGTAAAGCGATTGACGACGGCGGTGATGCAACCCTCCGGCGCGTTGGCGACAGTCGATTACTATTCACAGGAAATAAAGTGTGGTTCGGCGGCTCCGATATTGGCGGAACAATGCTTTCTGCTACGGGTGTTTTTAACATCATACAGAACAACACATGTGAACACGGACAGCACGCCGTAGTACTGCAATACCCTTCTACCTACAGTATTATCGACGGTCTTTACACTGAAGGGTTCTTTAACGGTGCGGCTCAGGTTGTTTTAGGAGACAAGGTTAAAGATGACGCTATACCTGTCATGCGAATGGCACGGATACAGGTGAAAAACGTTTACTTTAATAACCACGCAAGACCAGATAGCCGATTAGTTAAGGCGGGCAATGAGACCGTCTTGGTAGATGGTCTTTTAATTGACCGAATAACTATAACGCAAAGACATAAAGATAGCGTCGTTATCGAGTTGAACGATGTTGCTGGGCAGTCTGTTTATGCTGGATTGATCACATCTGGCGGCATGCCACTTTTAAATAAAACCAATAATGCAGTCAAAGTTATCGATTTGCATGGAAGCTTTGTTCCATCCCTAAACGGGAATATGGCTTCCTCCGGTGATGACACTGGCACGGTAACAAATGGGCGTAAAAAAATATTTGGAAATTACTTCTTATCCTCAACCGGAACTATTAACGCATCAAGATACGCAAGTGGTAATCAATACCAGGTGAACAGGGAGTCAAGTTTTTACGCCTCAATTTCCCTTTTATCAGGGACAGATAACGGCTTTGAATGGCAGAACCCTAAGTATTCGTTAATCGCAGGTGCTGCAGCAACTGTGCAGTTCTTGGCTAAGGCGGATCATGATATTACTGTAACTGTGCTAATAAAAAGGAAGCAAGCATCCGAGTCTGTTACGCTTCTGGCTTTTGCAACTACAATCAAGGGAGGGGATTTTCAAGAGTTTACATTCTCGTTTAACTCCGCAAGGTCAGAAAATGATGAAGCGGCGGTACTTTCCGTAGAAATAAGAATGGATGGAGTTGCGGCAAACAATGTGGTTTACATTTGTGCATTCCGTCTTAACAGGGGGGATACTGGTTTGTGTAGAGCAGCGAATGATTACACAACTAGAGAGATAGACTCTATGCTACCCATGCATACTTTTTACTAAGCTATTACCGATGGCCGACTTGTAGTCGGCCATTTTCCCATTAATAGATATATTTCTTCCTCAGTTCTAAAAAAGGTTTTTCTATAAGTTCAAAACTGGCTTTTGAAAAAGCTATTATAAATGGATATAGAATTATAAAGTTAATTGTGGAATTCATTGAAATGTTGTCTGAAATATGTAAAAAACCTACATTCTTAAGCACGAAATCAATAACCAAAATGTGCAGTATGTATTGAGTGTAACTTATTTCACCTAGCCACGACAAACTCCTATCAACAATTGAAGGTATTTTTATGCTAGATGAAGCGTATGCCGCTATTACTAAACCCCATGCCACCGCCTCGATGTAGCTATATATTAATTGTTTGTACCCAAAAATTGACCACATGCCGTCTTCGGTCATCCATGTTATTGAGAGAAAAGATAATAGCAGAGAAAACAATAGTATAGGGAGGTTAGAGATGTAGCTTTTGAAGTTTGAGTAAATCCAGCCAAATATCATCCCTACAAGGAATTGGTCGAATCTCCCAATCATTGTAAGGTAGTAGTATGCGTTAACCCCAGGGGAGCTACCCAATGTGTCTCTATATGTCATGACAAGGATAATTCTTATAACCACCCAAAAAACAGACATGAAAAAAATATATTTAACCCCCTTGTTCCTCATGAACATTAGAAGAAAAGGCAGTATCATATAAAATTGAGTCTCAACTGCGATAGTCCATGTTTGACCAAAACTTTTAAATATAGGTGATGTTTGTATATTTGAAAATAAAAAAACAGACATGAAATCGTTAAAAGTCACAACCTCCCTGTACAAACTCATTGATAATATTGTTACGAATATCATTAATGGGAAAACACGCTTTATTCTATTAACGATGAACGTATTATAGTTTATTTCTTTTTTTCCGCAGTTTGATATTATTGTAAAAATGAAACCACTTAGTACTAAAAACAGCGATACCCCGGTATTCCCGGAAAGCATAAACCTCTCCAGTAAATTCCTCTCCCCTGCGTAGTTAAGACCTCCAGATGCAGCGTAAGTATGTACGTAGACAACCAGAAATGCTGCAAAAAATCTTATGTGATCAAGCCTTGATAGATACTGAGAGTTTAAACTTTTCACTTTTAATCTTTCATCAATTTTAAAATGAAAAATTTTAGCATGACGTGGGCACTGATTCCATGTCATTGCTTGATTCTCCTTATATGGTCAGGATTCCGACCGTAACTCAACCTTACCCTCAGGTAACTTAACAGTGATCATATCTGAGTTGGTAAATAAATTTCACATTCACTGCAATCCATATGTGGTTTGTTGTGTATGATGAACTCACCAACTAAGGGGGTTCTTTATGCACAATAAACGGTGGTCACTATGTCTGCATCTATGACGGTGTCAGATGTCAATCATGGACTTAGCCTTGGTGCGCTCGGTGCATGGCTGGTTGGAGTTCCGTCGGAAGTTGTGATCGGTGGTCTTGCTGGTGCGGTAATTTTCGTTACCTTCGCTGCAGAATATCCGATTAAGCGGCGCTTAATCCTTGCTGTCATCAGCTTCCTCTGCGGTCTCCTGTTCTACAAACCCACGGCAACCATTCTGACAGGCTTAGCAACTATCCTTCCGGGAGTTACACCTGACATGTTTGAGAAGGGTGTTGTGTTCTCAGCAGGGGCGTTCGTCTCCTCAATTGTGGCTGTACGGTTTGGCGTCTGGCTGTATCACCGATCTGAAAATCCGCGCGACATGATCCCGGGGAGAAAAGACGATGACCAGTCCTGATCTGCTTCTCATCCTGAACGCCGCTATCTGCGGCGGCATTGCTATCCGAGTCCTGCTGTTCCGCCGTGACGGGTCACGCCATCGCTGGTGGGGGGGATGGCTCGCCTATCTGCTGATCGTCGTGGCTGCAAGCGTACCTATCCGAACGTTCTACGGGTACTACGTCAGCGCCGACTGGTCAGAAGTCATCATCAAAGCCGTGTTCCTGGCTGCTCTCATCAAGACAAAAGGGAACGTGGTACAAATTTTCAAGATAACGAGGTCCCAGCATGGACATTAAACAATTCCAGCGTGCAGCTGGCATCAGCGACGTGCTGGCCACGCGCTGGTATCTGCATATCACTGCGGCCATGAAAGAGTTTGGCATCGAGCAACCGCTGCACCAGGCGATGTTTATCGCCCAGGTGGGGCATGAGTCTACTGGCTTTACTCGGCTGCAGGAGAACTTCAACTACAGCGTTACCGGGCTGGCTAACTTTGTGCGCGCCGGACGCCTCACACAGGGCCAGGCTAACGCACTGGGCCGCCGTGCTGGTGAGCCATCGTTGCCGCTGGAGCGCCAGCGTGCAATCGCCAATCTGGTGTACAGCAAACACATGGGGAACAACGGCCCGACTGACGGCTGGTTCTACCGTGGGCGCGGGCTTACCCAGATCACCGGCCTGAACAACTACCGCGACTGTGGCAACGGCCTGAAGGTGGATCTGGTTAAGCAACCTGAGTTGCTGGCGCAGGATGAGTATGCTGCCCGCAGCGCGGCGTGGTTCTTCGCCACAAAAGGCTGCATGAAGTACACCGGAGACCTGGTGCGCGTCACGCAGATCATCAATGGCGGGCAGAATGGTATCGACGACCGGCGCGCGCGGTACATCACTGCCAGTAAGGTGCTTTTATGATCTGGGCATTCGTCAAAGCGTACTGGAAACAGTTGCTTATCGTGGTGATGCTTGCTGCCCTGGTGGCCTGCGGAGTGGTTGCCTGGAATGTTCACGGCAGCCACCAATACGATGCCGGGTATGCGCAAGCACAGGCAGATCAGAAACAGGCTGATGATAAGGCCAGGTCACAACGTGATCAGGAGAAGACGCAAATTGAACATGAAGCACAATCCCGTATCGATTTGGCGCGTGTTGATGCTGAGCATGCTAATGCCGCTGCTGACGGCCTGCGCGCCGAGCTTGACAAAACCAAGCGACTCGCCGAACACTATACCGGATCTTTCCCCGCTGGCACGCCAGCCAGCAAGGTCATCGGTGTGCTCGCCGACATGCTTGAAGAAAGCAACCGAGCTTACATCGCAGCAGCAGAAGAGGCTGAGCGATATCGGTCTGCAGGACTCACATGTGAGCGACAGTACGACTCCCTGAAAACTGGGCACTGATTTCCGGTGACGGTATATAAAACGGTACGGTGAAAATCAGTATTAAGAAAATTGTTACCAGTCAATTGGTTATGT